TATCTCCTTTGGTTTTGAGGGCGCTGCGCCCCTTCTGGCGGGCGCCCGATTTTTTTAGAGGTATCTTGCTATCGAATTGTAAGTAGATGTTGACACCGTCTCTTCATCTGTCATCTTAAGAATACGAATAGCATTCTCAATCTCTTCTTTCATATCATTATATGTGTGTTGATGCAATGATTCAAACTCACGCACTGGCTCTACAGGGAAATCTTTTTCATCAACTTTTAAATCAAAGTCAACATTAAGATTACCACTCCAAGCACGATAATTAGTGCGTAGATTTTCAGCCTTTGATATGTTAGCAACTGCAAATTTAGTAACTTGTTTTCTCCAAGTTTCCATTTGCTTTTGATACTTTGCTTCATTCTCATCTTGCTTTGTATAGTCAACCTTTATCTGGGCTAACTTAGTTTCTAATGCTTTGATTACCTTGGCTGTAGGTATTTTAACATTAAGAGTCCTGCCATTTCCTCTTGCCATATATCTCCTTTGTTAGTTGTTGTTAATGTCCCGTGTCCGCAGATGGCGGGACCACCCATCTCAAGAAAAATTACTAACGGAATGTTATGGATAAACTTATTAGTAATTTATTGCGTTCTACGATTACGCTGGCTAGGCCTGCATCTCTCGCAGAATACTTAGTACCATCCTTTAGCACGCCAATGTGCCCATGCTGCTGATGGTTTCTTATAACGATGCTGGATATAAGCCAGCCCCCGCTCAATCTGAAGCGGGGCTGGCGTTCCAGGTTTAGTATTTAATACTTGTGCAATTCCATATGCAGTGGACCTAGGGTTATCTGCTGTGTGGTTCCAAGCAGATTCTTTGCCCCAAAGTTTAACAAGTGCTGACCATTCAGACCTGTTCCAGTTGGGGTAGTTCCACTTCATTAATGCTTTGGCATATGCTTTGGCTACTCGTGGTGTCCAAGTAGATGTGTCTATACAATTGGCCTGCAATTGCGTTGCTACTGCTGCTGCGTATGTTGGACTGGGAAAGAATGGTGCTGATAAGAACGCTAGTAGCCAACTTAAATACCCTGCTAACAATCTCTTCATCTAATGAACCTCCATGTGATATATCCAAAGAGTAGTAAGAATGTCCAGGACTGTGATGGTGTGAGGTATGAACCTGTAATGAGTTGTTCAATCATTTCACCCTTACAATCTCTTGGCTATGCTTGATACCTTTATCAAACTCTAACACATACCACTCTGATGGGTCATCAAGGGCTTCATCGCCTGCTGTATCTATATTTATATGTGTAGTTCGGCATCTAACTTTTGCCATAATCCACACAGTATGTTCCCATACTGGGGTATCTTCATCAAGCATTTTGTTCCTCCTCTGCTAAATTACAAACTTCACAATCTGTTTTACAAGTAGGACATTTTCTACTAATATCAAGCATTAGATTCCTCCTCGTTTTTAAGCAGGTCGTTAAGAGTAGGCTCTGGGGCTACCCATACTCTACCTGTGGCTAGCAGTTCATCATATACATCTAGTAGGTCAAGCATTGCAAGGGCGAATGCTTCTTTAATTTTCATTAGTTCTTCATGTGTTCTCATTGCTATCTACCTTTGCATCTTGCGTCTGGTTGAGGCCGCATCACTCATGCGCTGAATGATTTGGTTCTGTGTCTTGATTATATAAATACAATATGCAATAGTCAAGATGCTGCTTGTTAGGGCTATCATAATACCTATTATTGTTCCTGTGTCTAGATACATTACTTGCCTCTTTTCTGTGCACGAATAGCCAATTTGGCTGGGGTATATCCACCTATTGTCTTACCTGTTTTCTTTTGAACTTTTGGCTTTTTCTTCCAAGCCTTGCCATTCTTTCTCTCGTTACTCACATTATCTCCTTTGTTATAGGGCTGGCTGCGCAGGTAGTGGCAGCCAGCCTGTTGTATGTTACCCTACTGTAATTGAGTGGGCAACAATTTGTTGGCGTGATTCCAGTTTATCTGGATTACGGCGGTCAAAGTAAGTCTTTAAAGACCCTTTAACACGGATGATATCTGAGACACCATCACGTAATGGCACTGATAATAATTGTGCCTTGACTTCATCATCCATAGCAACTACCTGACCAGTGTATACACACTTGCCAAATGCATCTCTTTGGCTGATGCTTGCTAGTAACACTTTATAGTTACCAGTTCCTGCTTCACGAACTGACTTTATATAGCCAGTTATATCTACATTATTCATGTCTATCTCCTTTTCATTTAGGGCGGTTGCCCCTGTCAACTTGTTACAGGGGCAACTGCTATTAAGTTAATTACAATTAGGACAAACTGTATATTTATTACAAACATAATGGCAACTATTACATATAGTTTCAGATGTTTGTAATTCAATGGCATCATCTAAATCAAAGAACCTATCTGCCATTTCTACTACTGGGTCAAGATATTCATCTTCTCGTTCAGTCCACTTATGATTGGCACCTTTATCATGGGTCCAATCAGTTGGTTTACTCCAGACTTTTAAGTATGTAAGATTGCCTTCATCAACAATCTCATGCGCTATATCTGCGGCTTGCGCTTCTCTTTTGTCTAGACAATCTGCACACAACTCATTAAGTTGCATGCATTGGTAGCATTCATTAGTTACAGTAATACCATTACTAATTACTAGTTCATGGTTACTTGTTTTCATTTTATCTCCTTTGCATTTGAGTGAGAACTTTCCCGCTCACTTGTGCGGCGGGAAAGTTCGATAAGCATGTCAGCATGACATGCTAATGGTGCACAAAAGCACACCAAACTTTTGTTTTCTAGGGGTATTAACCAATTAGGTTCTAATTCTAATCTTTCAAAAGCATACTTAATAAATTTGTGTATCACCATATCTCTATCTCCATCTTTACCTATAATATATGGGTTACCCCAAGCACTACCTCTACCTACATATATAGCATTAGCAGGTATCACATCTATCTTTTTATTATATACTTTTATTTCCATAAATACTCCTCATCTTTTCCACACTTACAACACATTACATAGTTAACTCCACTTATCCACAACTCTTGCCATATATGCTCATCATGTTTACATTCATTTACACCTTCTACACTTATATCATATTTACATTTACTACATGCTCTATATAAATTACTCATTTTATTTTTCCCAATCTAAACTAAATTTTCTATCGCTCATATCATAATAACAATAGAAACATACTCGCCCTACATTTACTTTTATTCCCCAACTATCACTATCTCCAACATACTCATCATTACATTGGACACACTTAGTAACATATATTTTATTACCATTTATATCTACATTATTCACTTTATATTCCTTTCATTATGCTTTATTACTTTAATAAAGCGGCTAATCCACACCATGCCCAGCGGGTTAGTCAAGGGCGAGCAATTAGTTATCATCGACTGCGACCCCTTGACGAACCCATCTTGCTGGGCGTGGTATTTTTGGGCCGCTTTGGTAAGGCATAATGATGACTCGCATAATGCATGAGTTATTGTTATGGGCTTAGTGCTGTGTGTGTATATCATTGACTCGCATAACACATTGAGTATTGTCAGAAGTTCCTTTGCCCCACAAAGGAACTCATTATTGAAGGGCTGATAATTGGCTGTCAAGTTAGCACCTCCTTACTGGTGATATAACTAGCCATCATTAGTGGAGATAAATAAAAAGGGCTAACTGATTTCTCAGTTAGCCCGATTTATTAGGCTACAGAATTTACTGTGAAATTCGTTAGCCAAGCCTTATCAGGTGTTTGAGAAGTCCTGAACCAGCCTGAAACAGTAGCCACAGGACGCTTTGCGTCTGCGCCAGCAACTCTAGGAGTTGACTCAAGTAGTTGAGCCAGTGGCTCCACTGCGGTGAATGTAATGAACGGCAAAGATGCTTGGAATTTGCCTTCCTCATTACGGAGAATCAATACGCCCTTTGCGTATTGATTGCTGTTCTTGGCTGTCTTGATTTCAAGACCAGCAAGTTCAGCGTTCTGAAATGTAACTTCGTGTGACATTTCTACCTGCTTTCTGCCAGTTTTTTCTGGCAGGCATCAAATAACACAGGGGTGGGTCCTGCTGTCAAATAACACTCTTTCCAGTTATTTGATAGCGGGTGCCCCTGTGTTATGATGCGCTTCTGCCTGAAAAAAGGCAGAATAGCAGGTGTCTCAGAAATGTCATGACGAAGTTGCTCGACATTTCAGGTTGCTGAATCTTGCCGTCTTGGAATCAGTTCAGACAGCCAGTTCAGAACAGTAATCAAACGCAAGAGCAAGGGCGTTTGATGACACCGTAATGGGGAACTCTAGGCAAAGGACAAGCCTTTGCCAACAGTTCATTACAGGCAACGCAGTAGCCACGCTAGCGCAACTGCTTGACAACTCTAACGAGTTGCCAGCAGATGCTTGCGTCAGGCTACTGTTTCGCTCAGGCTGGGTTCAGGCTTATCAGACACGAAGTCTGATAAGGCGGCTAACAATTTCTATTCAGGAAATTGTAGCCAAATTAAATTGGGAAACTGATTTAAGAAATCAGTTAGCAATTTAATTTATCGGAACCTCTCTGGCGCGTCAGTTTTAAACTTAGCCAGAGGGTCAGGCCTGATTAGCGAACTGTTACAGTGCTGACAGCCCTATCAGCCCTTAAGCCGAAGGGTCTAAATGACCCTAGGCTTATTAACCAGTCGCTAACCTAACTGTGTACTCTACATAAAAGATTTTCCCGTACAGAAGTATCCCCCATACCAGTCCCAGTTTGTCCTATTTTGTACTAATTTTTGGCATACTAAAAAAAATATTTTGTTTTAAAGCGTTCGCTTTGGCTGTTTGAACAGGTTATACTATATAGAGGCTGTTTCTTTTTAACAGTAGCAAGTCCTTGGGGGACTTGCGTTACAGACTGTATATAAGAACTGTTACAACTGATGAAAACGGGACAGGACTATGACTTTTCAAAAAGGGGGTAATAACCCCAGAACCCATGCTATGGCAGGAGCAAAGGCTAAAGTTTTAGCCTTGGTGGCCGAAGGCCACTCTGTTCATAAGGCTATGGAGATGTGCGGCAAAAAACCTGACACTGTTAGAATTTGGTGTCTTAGAGATAAAAAGTTTGCTGCTGACCTAGCAGAGGCTAAGGCAACCGCAAAGGATGCTTCTCTTGCAGCCCTAGGTATACCTAAAGAAGAAATAGATTTTCCCAAGTTTTCTGAGATATTTTTACAACAAAGGGTATTTCCCCACCATATGGATTGGATTGACTTACTAGAGGATAGAGAGCCTTCTTGGCTTCACCCTAGTATGGTTTACGAAAAGGGCGACCCAGCCCGTCTATTACTTAATGTGCCACCTGAGCACGCCAAGAGCACAGTTATAACCGTAAACTACTCCACATATCGTATCGCTCTCAATCCAAATATCCGCATTATCGTGGTTTCTAAAACGTTAATCAAAGCACGTGAGTTCGTGTACGCAATCAAGCAGAGACTCTCCCATCCACGTTGGTTAAAGTTGCAAACAACTTTTGGTCCTGAAGGTGGTTGGAAAGAAGATTCAGACACTTGGCGAGTTGATACCGTTTACCTTGGGAGCGATGCTAGAAATTCTAGCGAAAAAGACCCCACCATCCAAGCACTGGGTATGGGTGGACAAATCTATGGTGCCCGTGCTGACCTCATCATTCTTGATGACTGCATAACTACAGCAAACGCACATGAGTACGAAAAACAAATTAACTGGTTACAAAAAGAAGTTATTACCCGTCTGGGTAAAAATGGTAAATTACTAATCGTAGGGACACGAATTGCAGCACAAGACTTCTACAAAGAACTTAGGGAAGCCAAACACTGGTCTGGTGGTAAAAGCCCTTTTACTTATATGGGCATGCCTGCTGTTTTGGAATATTCAGAAAAGCCGCAAGACTGGAAAACGCTTTGGCCTAAGTCGGACCTTCCTTGGGATGGGGATACTGACGTTCCTGACAAAGAAGGGTTCTTCCTGAAATGGGACGGCAAAGCCTTATTCCGCAGACGCAGTGAAGTAACACCGCAAACATGGGCGTTGGTTTACCAACAAGAAGATGTTTCTGAAGATAGTATATTTCCACCCGCAATTGTTCAGGGTTGTATCAATGGCCAACGCAAACGTGGACTGCTGAAAGCAGGTGCGGTAGGACATCCCTCGCGCATTGAGGGGTACACAATCATTGGATTTGACCCCGCAATGGGCGGGAATGCCGCGTTTGTGGTGGCCACATATAACAGAGCAGATAGCAAAATATATGTTCTTGATTGTGTAAATATGTCAGACCCTACTCCACAAAAAATTCAAGACATTATTGAGCATTTGGTAGAAAAATATAAACCACAAGAATTACGAGTTGAGATTAACGCTCATCAAAAAGCCTATGCGTTAGATGATAATTTAAGAAATTGGTTAGCAGCATATGGCTGTCGTTTAGAATCTCATTATACTAACAAAAATAAATGGGACTCTAATTTTGGTGTAGCAGGTATGTCTATGCTAATGGGAACTATACGAGATGAAAAGTTTCAAAAG